TCCCTGGCCAATTACGAATTAGAAATTTTTTAGCAACGCGGATGTTATCAGTTTTCACGGGGCGCACGCACGCACGCGCGTGGTTTGGGCTTTTTGCAAAAAGTGGCCAAAGTGGCGCGGTCTAAGTGGAAACTCCAGCGGCCGTGCGAGGCCCAGGGTTGCGTCACTCTGAGCGACCAGCGGCTCTGTCCGGCACATCGCCCTGCACCGGTCCGGCGCCGCGGCGGTCGGCGCCGGCATAGTCAGCGCCGCGCCGGCGGCTCGATGGATCCAGGCTGGCCGCGGATCCGGGCCCGCTTCATTCGCATGAATCCGCGCTGCGTCAGATGCGGCGAGCTGGCCAACGTGGTCGACCACAAGATCCCCAGGCGCCAGTTCCGGAAGTCGGAGCGGCATCTCTACAACCACTGGTCGAACCTGCAATCGATGTGCACCCGCTGTCACAACCGCAAGACCGGGTCAGGGCAGTGATATAGAATCCAAAGCCCTCTCCTGTGGAGGCTTCGGCCTGAGAGGCAAATAGGACGCCCCCGGTGTTCTGGCTAGCCAGCACCAGGGGCGTTTCTGCGTTTCTTGAGCCTCATGCGCACAGCACACAAAACGCGCACTATCTTGGCGAGGGCCTGCCCGGGCAGGAACTGTAGACCGGTCAGGTCTTAGTGCGAAACGCTCAACTTCCGAAATTCGATTTAGACTCTAGGCGCACTCTCTTAGCACGCCTCCTTTGACACCGGCCAGGTCATAGGGGTGCGGGTGCACAGCGGCCCTTCGGGTGAGTACTCACCCTTGGGAAGCTGTGGGGATCGACATCTGAATGGCAAGACCAGGACCGCTCGGCAGAAGCAACGCGACACGAATCAACCAGCATTCGTCGCGGCACAACGTGGTGATCAACGTGACCGGCAAGGTCACGATTCCGACGGTCAAGAAGGAATGGGACTGGCACCCGCTCGCCGCGAACTGGTACAGGTCCCTCAAGCTCGACGGCCAGGCCGCCCTCTACGAACCGAGCCACTGGCGCGTCGCTCAGATCATCGCCCAGATGATTTCCGACGAGCTCAATCTCCACCCCGGGATGCGCAAGGGCGCCAGGCTCAAAACCTACTTCGACCTACTCAAGCAGATCTACGCGACCCCGGACGCCCTGCAGCGGGCCAACATCGAGATCCAGCGCCTGCTCGAAACCCCGCCGCCTTCCGAGCAGGGACCCAAACCGCCCAGCAAGATTGAGGACATCAAGCGGCGCGCCGCCCGGGCGATGTAAGTGGCCGCCCTCGCCTACCCTGAACGGACGCTTGGCTACGGCGTAATCGAATGGTGCGAGGGGAACCTGCTGGTTCCGGAAGGTCCGCGCGTCGGTGACTTCATCGAGCTCACCGACGAGCAGGTTCTGTTCTTCCTGCACTGGTACGCGGTCGACGCCCTGGGCGACTTCGTTTGGCGAACGGGCACCCTGCGCCGGCCGAAGGGCTGGGGCAAGGACCCGGTAGCCGCGGCGATCGCGCTCGCCGAGCTGATGGGACCGGTGCGGTTCGGGGGCAACTCCACCGAGACCGGCATGCCGATGGGCCGCTTGGAGTACGGCCCGAACATCGACATCGTCGGCGTCAACGAAGACTCGACCCGCAATACGACCACGCTGTTCGACCCGATGATGTCCGCGTCCGCCGCGGCCGAGCACGCCTGGAAAGCCGGCGAGAAGATCTTCCGCGCCTACCCCAACGGCCGCAAGTCCGAGATCCGACCGGTGACCGCTTCGTTCCGCGGCCGCGAGGGTGCCAGGCGTTCGTTCTACGTGCTCGGCGAGACCCACCAGATGGTTGCCGGCAACGGCGGAATCCGCATGGACCAGGTCGTGAACCGCAACCTGAGCAAGCGACCCGAGGGCGGCGCCCGGGCGCTCCGCATCACCAACGCCCACGACCCGGCCGAGGACAGCGTCGGGGGCCGCGATTACGACGCCTGGGTGGAGCAGAACAAGGCCGAATACAAGGGCGCTCGCGACATCCTCTACGACTCGCGCGAGGCCGAGATCGACGATTCGTTCGACTACGGCGACGACGACCAGGTCCTGGCCGCACTCAAGCAGGCCTATGGGGATTCCTACTACGACCCGGAACGGGAGTCCGGATGGGTCCGGCTCGAGCGCATCCTGGCCGAGATCCGCGACCCGAAGACGTCCGAGGGCGAAGCGCACCGCTTCTACTTCAACCGGATCGTCGCCGGCGCCGGCTCCTGGATGGACCCGGAGACCTGGGACAAGGCCTACGACCCGCGCGAGCTGCCGAAGAAGAAGACCCCGATCGCGCTGGGCTTCGACGGCTCCAGGTTCCGCGACGCGACCGGGATCGTGGCGACCGACATGGACACCGGCTTCCAGTGGGTCGCCGGCGTCTGGGAAAAGAACTGGCTGGATCCGGAGTGGGAGGTCTCCGAGGAGCAGGTCAACCACACCCTCGAGGAGCTCGACGCCGACTACAAGATCGTCCGGGCCTACTTCGACCCGCCCTACTGGGAGGAAACGGTCCGCGAATGGATCGGGAAATGGCCCGGCGTGGCGGCTGCTTTCTACACCGCCGGCAGCAACAACCTCAAGATCGCCCGCGCTTTAGCCGCCTATCATGATGCTATAAGCACACGCGCTTGCACTCACGGCGGTCGTAGCTCGGAGGTCTTCCGGAGGCACGTGCTGGCGGCGGTAACCCGGGAAGTCGGGGGCCGTGCCGGCGAAGAAGAAAGCCTCGTGACCATCTGGAAAAAGACCAAGGACTCCCGCGAGTCGATCGACCTCGGCATGGCCGGGATGATCTCCTGGCAGGCACGTCTGGACGCGATCACCGCCGGCTGGCGTGCGCGACCCAAGTTCCGGGTCTACCACGACCCAGCCTGGGACGACTAGCCGCGTGGGTTTGCGGGATGGCTGGAACCGGTTCTGGGACGGCTTCTATGGCGCGGCACCGCCGCGGCGTGAAAACCGAAGCGGCCAGTACCAGGGCCTGCGCGAGCGCGTAACCGGCGCCGAGGACGAAAGCGCGCCGCCATCCGGCCTGGCCACCGCGTTCGCGATCGTGAATTTCCTGTCCAACGTCCAGGGATCGCTGCCGCGGAAGATCGTCGAGGTCAACGACCCGACCCGCAAGGTCACCGATCCGGAGTTCCGGTTCCTCCTGCGCCGGCCGAACGTGGACTGGCGCAAGCCTTCGGTGCACTGGTGGATCAATTCGTTCGCGTATCTGGAGGGCTGGCGCAACCTCTACGTTTGGCGCGACAACGCCGCCGGCGAAACCGAGGGCCTGTTCGGGCTGCACCCGTCCCGAGTCGAGCCGTTTCAAGACGAGCTCGGCCGGGCCCGTTACCGGCTGGACGGGAAGAAGACGCCGGTCTACACGCCCGACGACATCCTGCACATTCCCGGGATCTCATTCGACGGAGTCGCCGGCATTTCGCCGGTCCGTGCCGGCCTGCAGACGCACCGCCACGCCCACCTACTTGATTTGTGGGGCTACAACTTTCTGCGCCGCGGCATCTCGCCGGCGGTGATCGTTTCTACCCAGGACGAACTCGACGACGACGCAACCAAGGAGTTCTACAAGCGCTTCCGAGAGCAGCACTCCGGACCGCGCGGGGCGGGTGGAGCGATCCTGGTCCAGGGCGGCAACCAGATCGAACGCCTGGTCATTCCGCCCGACGAGGCGCAGTTCCTCGAATCCAAGCAGCACACGCGGGAGGAGGTCCTGGGCTACTACGCGCCGGGCCTGCCGCACCACATGCTCGGCTGGAAGTCGAACACCTCGAACTTCGGGACCGGCGTCGAGGCCCAGGCCCGGCACCTGGTCCAGTTCGTGCTCATGACCAGGCTCGCCCTGGTCGAGTCGGCGATCAACGACGAGCTGCTGCCGGACGGCCTGGAGTTCAAGTTCGAGCTGCAGCACCTTTTGCGCGGCGACACGAAGACGATGGCCGAGGTCTTCAAGAAGATGCGCGAGCAGGGCGTCCTGTCGGCCGATCAGTGGCTCGCCGAGTTCGGCATGCCGCCGCGCGGCATCCCCGACGACTACCTGATCCCCAAGAACACCACGCGGATCCTGGCCGACACCGGTGAACCGGCCCCGGTCGAGGAGCCGCAGGAACCGGCTGCGCCGCCGCCGGGACCACCCGAGGGCCAACCCATGACGTACCGAGAGGCGATCCGCAAGGCGCTCGCCCACCGCGAAAACGGAACCAAGGAGAAAGTGACCGCCTGATGGACACCTTGCTTTTGAACATGCTCAGCCACCCTTGGAGCATGGCCCAGGAGCACATCGACATCATGTGCCGGGTCCTGGCCCGCCGCTACGTCGGGATCCGCGCGGACTTCACCGAGATCTCGGCCGCCGCGGCCGCCCGCGGAGCCCCCTACACCGCCGGCGTGGTCGGCATCATGCCGCTGACCGGCATGCTGATCCCGCGCGGGAACATCCTGGTCGACATGTCCGGGGCCACCTCGCTGGAAATGTGGGGCAAGGCGTTCATGACCCTGGTCAACGACGACGAGGTCAAGGCGATCGTGATCGACGTCGACTCACCCGGCGGCAACCACGCCAACGTGCCCGAGACCGCGCTGATGGTCCGCCAGGCGCGGTCGGTCAAGCCGATCGTGGCGGTCTCGAACTTCCTGAACGCGTCGGCGGCTTATTTCATCGCAAGCCAGGCGCACCAGGTCGTCGGCGCCGAGTCCTCGGTGACTGGTTCGATCGGGGTCTTCACGATTCACCAGAACCTGCAGGCCGCCCTGGAAATGGAGGGGATCGAGGTCACCACCATCTTTGCCGGCAAGTACAAGACCGAACTACACCCGACGCACCCACTTTCGGCCGAGGCCAAGGCGTTCGTGCAGAGCCAGGTGGATCTTTGCTATAGGCAGTTCGTGGCCGCGGTCGCCGCCGGCCGCGGCGTGACCCGGGAAGCGGTCCGTTCCGGCTACGGCCAGGGACGGGCGCTATGTGCCGACGATGCGTTGGCGGCCGGACTCCTTGACCGGATCGCAACGCTCGAGGAAACGGTCAAGCGGCTGCAGTCGCCGCAGGCCCGCGGCGCGGTGCGCATTTCGGACGAGAGCATACAATCTCCCCAGAAAGACCCGGTGGATGGGGCTAAGCTAGCCGCCGCTGTCGCAGAGCGATTTGACAGCGCTGGAGCCGAGCCCCCAGATGCCCCCGACTGACCCCAACGTCACCGAACTTGCCGACCAGATAGTCCAGACCCTCGTCGGCGAACCGAACTCCCCGCTCACCGCCCAGATACGCGAGGCGGTAAAAATCCAGGTCGGCAGCGTGGTCGAGGAACTCGACATGGCCACCTCCATCGCCGAGCTGCAGCGGGAACACAAGGAAATGTGCGAGCTGCTGGCCTCGCGGCCGCCGCAGCCGTCCCGGGTTCAGTTCCCCGGGGCCCCGTTCGAGACCGCCGCGGTGATCCAGATGCGCGAGCGCCTGGGCATCCCCAGCCCGAACTGGTACAACCCCGAGGCCGAGGGCGGCAAGGTCGACGGGGCGTTTGAGAACCTTGGCGACTTCATGCGCGCGGTCATCCGCCGCGGGCTGCTCGGCCGCGACGATTCCCGCATCGTTGAGGCTCCCTCAACTGCCAACATGGCCGCCGACCTCACCGGCGAGGAGATCGAGCTCGGCGGGGCGCTGGTCCCGGAGGAGTTTCGGCCTACGCTGCTGAACATGCAGCTCCAGCCCACCGCGATCCGCTCGCGGGCGATGGTGCTGCCGATGGCCGCCCCGACGATCACGATCCCCAAGATCCGCGACACCTCGCACGAGAACAAGATGGTCTTCGGCGGGATTTCGTTCAACTGGCTCGAGGTCGGCGACACGATCGAGGAATCAGAACCCGACTTCGGGCTCATCACCCTGACCGCCCGGGCCCTGGCCGCATCCATCAGCATCCCCAACACCCTGCTGCAGGACTCCTTCATCTCCTTCATGGAGCTGATCATGCGGCTCTGGTCCGAGGCGGTGCCCTGGATCGAGGAGCACCACTTCATACGCGGGTCCGGAGTGTCCCAGCCGGAGGGCATCTACAACTCCACCGCCCGCGTCGAGCACCGGCGCGCGGTGGCCGACCAGATCTCGTTCAACGACGTGATGCAGATGAAGAAGCGCATGCTGCCGTCCTCGCAGGGTCGCGCGGTCTGGGTGGCCAACCAGGAGGCGATGGACCAGATCGCCTCGATCCAGATGTCCGGAGGCTCCTCACCGGCGCTGCTGCAGAACCTCCGGGAGGATCTGCCCGACATCTTCCTCGGCCGCCCGCTCATCTGGAACGAGCACGCCTCGGGCCTGGGCGACACCGGCGACCTGGCCTTCATCGACCCGATGTACTACCTGATCGGCGACCGCCAGACCCTTTCCATGGAAGCCTCGCGGCACGAGAAGTTCTCCAAGAACCGCACCATGCTGCGCGGAATCTCGCGCTTCGACGCGCGCTGCTGGCTCGATTCCCCGATCACCCCGGCCCACCGCAAGTCGAGCACCTACCAGCTTTCGCCGTTCGTGCTGCTGCGCAGTCGCTAAGGAGCCCCCATGAAGCACTCTTTCCTCAACCGCAACGTCCAGGTCCCGCTGGTAACGCCCGGCAAGGCGACCACGTCGGGGACCGACTCGGACTGGATCTCGCTGGCCCACGGCACCGGGGCGGCATTCCAAGTGGTCGTCACCGAAGGCCGCGCCGGCGCGGCCGACGACAACACCATCACCCTGCGCCAGGCCAAGACCGCGGCCGGCGGCGACGCCAAGGCCCTTATTCCGCGCCGCGCCTACCGCCGCGCGCACGCCAGCGACCTGCCCTCGGCGGCGGCCGCCACCCGCGAGGTCATCGAGCGGGCCGCGGACGGCTCGATCGACATGCACGTGGACGGGGACATGACCACCATCTACGACATCGAGATCGACGCCTCCGAGCTGGACGTGAACAACGACTACGGCTTCATCCAGGCGCGGCTGTCCTCGGTCTCCGGATCCACCACCACGGTCTCCATCTCCGGGACCGCCTGCGGGCTGTTCCAGATCCTGGCCCCGCAGCACCTGGCCAACGTACTGGCCTAGCGCCGGTGGGCTTCGCCGAGCTGGAAGCCGGCCTCAAAGCGGCCCGCGAGCGGCGCGAGCGCGAGTACGACGAGCCGCCGCTGCGCTGTCCTCTCGACGGGGCCCTGCTGCAGCAGCATCCCGACGACCCGGACGTGCGCTACTGCCCGATGGGCAACTACACCTGGCGCGGCGAGCTCGGCGTCGGCCGCGACGGGCTCGGCGTGAAAGGGGCATTCTGAATGAAATCCCAGGTCCCCTACATCCCGATCGCCCAGGTCGAGGTGGTGAGCACCTCCCAGGGCACCAGCTGGACCAAGGTGGCCGACGCCTCCGACAACATCGGCTACGTGGCCGCGGCCGGTTCCCAGGACCTGGAGGTCGGGGTATCCGACGACGCGGCGACCAACCCGACCGAGATCGCCGTGTACGAATCGCGCCAGGCGTCGATGACCATCTGGGAGATCGAGCGCCCCAAGTTCGTCTTCATCCGGACCACCAACGGCTCAGGGCACACGTTTGTTTTCCGGGGCTGGTCGGCGCCCGGCGGGATACCGCCGTGGTGAAGCGTGACGGGTTTCGGCGCCTAGGCGCTTGACATGTCCGACGGAGCGCGGCGCGTGTACGCCACCCTTTTGAACCTGCAGAGCATCGGGGTACCGGTCGCGGGCGATTTGAACTCGGCCCGCAACTGGGAGGCCGCCGAACGGGCCACCAGCATCCTGCGCGGCCATTTCCGCCGCGAATTTCTGCCCCGCCGCGGGGTGATCACCTTCGACGCCGGCCGCAGCCGGCAGATGCGCCCGGTCGCCGACTTAAAGCTCGAGGTCGGCGGCTTTGCCATCAACCCGACCATCCACCAGCGCCAGACGGTCTGGGAGGAGCGCACCGCCTACTCCGGCGACCACAAGTGGCTCCCGCTGGAACTGCCGCCGGACGAGGTCTCCTACTGGGGCATCCTGCAGCGCGATCCGGACTACGGCCTGCTGGAGGTCGACGCCCTGATGGGCGCCTTCGTCGAAAAGGGCGCCCCGCAGGCGATCTCCAGCGTCGATGGCGATGCGATCGACGTGCCCAGGCGCTCGTTCAACGTCGGCGAATCGCTGGTCCTTTTGACCGAGACGCCCTCGACCCCGGAGCATGTGGAGATCTGCGAGATCGCAAAGACCGAGGACGTGGGTGATTCCACCACCCGCCTGACGCTTTACCGCGGGCTGGCCGGCACGACCGACCTCGAGACCCCGTTCCGCTACGTGCTGACCGCCCCGCACCCCACGATCGCCGGCGCCGCCCAGCAGCTGGCCAACCAGGTCTCGGCCGAAGGCGGCCAACCGCTGCCGTCGGAGGACCACTACATCAACGAGATCAACTTCCCCCAGGTCTGGCGGATGATCCGGAACGTGCGCACCGGCCGGCAGCTGGCCCGTTTGGGCGTGCCGTCCGACCGCCTGCCGGCGGGGGCCTACTGATGGCCCGCCCGCACGATCTGGGATTCCGGATGAGCGTGGACTCGCGCAGCGCGCTGGCCGCGCTCTCGGGCAAGAAGGCCGACGTCGACGACATCGCCGACGTCCTGGCCCAGGGACAGCCGCGGCTGCTTTCGGCGGTCAAGGCCGCCAGCCCGGTCGACTCCGGAGCGCTGCGCGCCGGCTGGCGGACGCGCCTGCAGAACACCCGCCGCGGCCTGGAGCTGCAGCTGACCAACGACGTTACCGCCCGTAACGACTTCCGCTACCCGTTCGCCCAGGACCGGGCCCGCCGCGGGCGCTACCACGCGCTCGTCCACGAGGGCTACGCCCGCGATGCGGCCGAACCGGTCATCGACGACATCGAGGACGAGATCTACCGGCTGGTGGAGCGGTGATCGCCGAGGCCCGCGCCGAGTGCGTCCGGCGGCTCAAGGCCTACGACCAGGCCCCAGAGTTCGGCCAGGTCTTCGGCGTGATCCCGCAGAACCCGGGAACCCCGCCATTTACCTACGTGGACCTGTTCGGGCTGCGCGACCCGGGCGCGGCGCTCAAGGACGAGCAGTACGTGGCCCGCTTTACGACCGTGCGCCACACGAGCCCCGAGTACCAGACCAACACCGAGATCAGCGAGATGGACCCGTTGATCGCCCACCACCGCAACGCCATCCAGGGCGTTGGCAACGGGTTCACGTTCGTCCCGGCCGGCGAGTTCGGGGTCGACGAACGCGACCTTAGGCGCGCCACCCGCGGCCAGGTCGGGCCCCATGCCGGCGGAGTGATCGTCGCCCAGACCCCTTTCCTTGTCACGGAGCACGCCTCGTGATCGTCAAGATCCTCAAACCCTGCGGCACCGACAGCGTGCACTTCGAGCCCGGGCTCTTCGTCGAAGCCGACGACGACTCGCGCGAGGTGGCCGAGTGGCTGCTGGAGGGTTTTGCCGCGCGGGGCGCCGCTCCCGACGAGGGCCTTAGTGTGCTCGGCCTAGACGGCCAGCCGCTCCCGCCGCCCAAACCGAAATCAAAGCCCAAACGCAGCCGAAAGAAATCCCGCGATGACTAGGATGCTGGGCCAGGACGCCCGGGTCTGGCTGGACAACCGGCGCATATCGTCCGAGATCGCCGGCTCGTTCGAGTTCGCGGTCGGCCGCGCCGCGGTCGACGACTTCGCCCTCGAGGACGAGTTCCAAGAGTACGTCCCCTCCAACATCATGACGCCCGGGACGCTGGGGTTCGAGTACTTCTACGACGACCTCAAGTCCGCCTTCGAGTACGACAAGGGCCGGCGCTTCACCGTCTTCGTGATCTCCAAGAACGAGCTGCGCGCGCCGCTCTACATCATCGGCAACTGCGAATCGACCGCCCCGCTGATCACCAACGTGGTGCGCGACAACCTTATCCGCGAAACCGACACCCTACACCCGATGGGCCCGACCAACACGATGGGCCGCTCCTTCTGGTCGCAGTCGCGCCAGATCGGGGCCTTCGGCTACGGCAACACCGCCCTGGACCGCGGCGACCTGCCGGTCAATTCCACCGCGGGCGGGACCGACTTCGGCGCCGATGACGACAACGAGCAGCGCGGGCTGATGGTGGCCTGGCGCCTGGACAAGCTCGACGGCCCCGCCTCGCTGGTCATCCAGAAGATCGAAGTGGACGGGAACGGGGTTGAGACCGCGCGCACCGCGGTGGCCACGATCGCGCTTTCGGCCACCGCCCCCAAGGCCGGCGTCCGCACGTTCGCGCTCGCCGCCGGCGATCGGGTCCAGCGCTACGGCTGCCAGCTGGCCACCGGCGCCGGCACCGAGGCCACCGACGAATTCCAGGTCACCGTCTTCGCCGCCCGCTACGGTCAGGACTTCGCCGAACTGACCTGAGAATCCGGCGGTTATAGAATCTCGCTACCGGCAGTGCTAGGACCGGCCTGAACCACGCAAAGACGTAGGTAGGTCCTAGAAATGCGACTGCTTGGACAAGAAGTCACGTCCGTCCATCTCGACGACGCTTCGGGCGACCCGGTCAACATGACCGACCTGGTGATGGAACTGGGCGACCTCGGCAACCCGACCACGGTCGTCGACACCACCACGCTGACCCAGGACGAGTCGACCGCCCGCGGCGGCTCGCGCGGCGGGCACTCGGGGACGATGACGTTCAAGACCGACGACGGGGCCGCCTCGACCGCCAGCTACAAGATGCTGGCGGCCGCGATCGCCACCAAGACCGCCAAGACGATCACCGTGGTGGCCGGCAACCTGACGATCGCCTACGAGGTGATCTACTCCAACATCGTGGTCAGCTTCACCCGCGACGAGGAATCGCCGATGGCGCTTTCCTACCAGCAGACCGGCGCGATCGGGGTCTCATGAGCAACGTGAACGGGGCCGTCAAGGCCCGACCGACGGTCCGCGTCGACCTTAACTTCCCGCTCTCGGGCCAGTGGATCGAGATCGAGCAGCGCGCGCTCTCCCCGCGCAACATGGCCCGCATGGCCCCGCTGCTGGAGGGCATGGAGGACCTGGACACCGACAGCGATTCAGTCAAAGGCATCGGCCCGGTGTTCTCCCGGGTCGCCGAGCTGACCGAGTTCATCGGCCCGTTCATCGTCGACGCCTCCGACTTCCTCGAGGAGCCCTACGAGGAGAGCTTTCAGGACCTGTGGACCCCGGGCGTTCTGGAAGTCGCCCAGAGTTTTTTTCAACAGGCGGGGGGCGGATCCCCGACGAGCGAGAGCTCGTCCGAGCAATCGTCAGCGGCGACAAACGGGCCGACGGCGTAAGTTGGGACACCCTCGAATACTTCCGCGCCGTGCGCGCCTCGCAGCTTCTCCGAATCCCGGCCGACCGCTGGTTCGAGTTAGAGCCGGTCCATCGCAACAAGCTGCTTAACGTCGGCTCGCTGGTAGCCGAAGCCGATAACGAAGTAGCCGAGTCCAAGGCCCGCAAGGCCCGCGGCAAAGCCGCCAGCTCGAAACCCCCGCCCGGGTATAGGCCCGGCTGATGGCCGGCAGGCGCGGATCCACCTTCATCAGGGTGGTGGTCGATAACGCCGGCGCCAACCGCCGGCTGGACCAGACCACCCAGAAGGTCAGAGGCATAGGCCCAGCGGCCAAGCTGGCCGCCGGCGCGGCGGTGGCCGCATTCGGCGCGATCGCGGCCGCGATCGCCGGATCGGTCGGCCCGGCGGCCGAGTTCCAGACCGGCCTGGCCGAGATCGCAACCCTTTCTGAGGACGCCAAATCCAGCATCGGTGCGATCGGCGACTCGGTCAAGGAAGTGGCGGTCACCTTCGGGCAGGACCTGAAGGACTCGACCAAGGCCGCCTACGACGCGATCTCGGCCGGAATCCCGACCAAGGAGGTCGGGAATTTCCTAAAGACCGCCGCCCGGGCGGCCACCGGGGGCCTGGTCGACATCGCCACCTCGGTCGACGTGCTCACCACCTCGGTGAACGCCTGGGCCAAGGAGAACCTGACCGCCGAGCGCGCGTCCGACATCCTCTTCAGCGTCGTCCAGCGCGGCAAGACGACCTATGAGCAGCTGGCCGGTTCGCTCTCGAACGTGGCCAACATCGCCGCCGCCGCCGACATCAGCCTCGAGGAGGTCGGCGCCGCGGTCGCCTCGCTGACCGCCCAGGGCGTGCCGACATCGGAGGCCATGACCCAGATCCGCGGCGCGGTGCAGGGCCTGATCCGCGACACCCCGGAGCTGATCCGGGCGTTCAACCAGGCCGGCTACGCCTCCGGCGAGGCCGCGATCCGGGCGATCGGATTCGGCGGCGCCGCCGGCATCGTGGCCCGGGCGGCCAACGGTAGCTTGGGCGCGATCCAGAAGATGGTCGGCTCGGTCGAGGGCATGAACGCCGTGCTCGGTGTGACCGGATCCAACCTCGAGCTCTTCAACGAGAACCTGGAGGCCACCCGCCGCTCGGCCGGGGTCTCCGAGCGGGCGTTCAACCAGCTGGCCAACACCTTCGAGTTCCAGCGCCGGCGGGTGATGCAGGGCTTCCAGCTGCTGCGCACCGAGCTGGGCTCGCTCTTCCTGCCGGTCCTGACCGAGGTCGCCAAGGTCGTGGCCGACTTCTTCGGGGTGGCCGCCGATTCCAGCGGCGAGGAGGGCGAGGAGACCAAGTCGCAGTTTGAGCGGATCAAGGAAGCCGTTATCGCGGTCAAGGACTCGTTCGCAGAGCTGCTGACCGAGGTCGGCAAGTTCACAAGGATCACCGGGGTCTTCGACCCGCTGGTGGCGGCCTGGGAGGCGGCCAAGAAAGCGCTCGGGATCACCGGCCCGATCGTTTCGGTCGACGACCTCCTGCCGGCAGACACCTCCCTCGCCGGCTGGGTGGAGGCCCTCGGCTTCGAGATCCGCCAGGCGCTCTCTTCGCTGGCCGAGGTCCTGCGCAACCAGGCCTTGCGCGACTTCGTCAGCGACGTGGTCAACATCCTCAAGGCGCTGTTCTCCGGCGGGGTCTCGTTCGCCACCGCCGGCAAGGCGTTCGGCCGGGTCATGCTCGACCTGATCAAGGACGCGATCCCGGGTCTGAAGACGACGTTCAAGGACGCGGTTGTCGTCGACCTGTTCACCGACCTGGAGAACATCATCGCCGCCTACCTGAGCGGCCAGGTCGAGTGGAAGACCGCCAGCGCCGCCTTCCAGACCGTGATCACCGACGTGTTCAAGGTCGCCGCGGCCAACCTCAGGACCGCCCTGGAACCGGCCACGACCGCGGTCGGGGACTTCGTCGGCAAGGTCGAGACCAAGTTCCCCAACACCACCACCGCGATCAAGAACATCGCCGCCGCGATCGCCACGCTCACCGCTAACGTCACCGCCAACACGCCGACCTGGAGCGAATTCCGCGACGGCTTCACCCAGACCCTGGTGGACCGGGTCAGCCAGATCGCCGGCAACGCGGCGACCCTGGCCAGCGAGGCCGACAAGCTGGGCGGCAAGCTGGCCGAGAAACTGCAGCCGGCCTTCCAGTGGATCAAGGACAACCTGCCCACGATCGACGCGCGCTTCGCCGGCGTCGCCTTGGCCCTGGGCGCGTTCGCCGCCTTCGTGCGGTTTTTTAACCCCGTCGGCGCCGCCCTCTCGGTGATAGTGGCCGCCCTGGCCACCGACTGGGGAAGGCTCAACGACGAGGTCACCAAGCTGGCCCGCGAGCACGGCCTCGACGAGATCTGGAAAGACATCGAAAAAGCGCTGTCAGACGCGGCGATGACGATCCGCAATTTCCTCTCGCCGGTCGCCGACGTCGGCGACTACGCCGGCAACGCGGCCGTGGACCTGCAGTCCCTGGTGCTGGCGCTCAGGGGCTTCAGCGCCCAGCAGGCCCCGTTCGACGTGCTGATCGGGGCGTTCAACCGCCTCGGCGCCTCGATCTCGACCAACCAGGCAGTGATGGACATCATCACCAAGCACGTGCTGCCGCCGTTCCGCGAGGCCTGGGAAGAGCTGGTCAGCGCCTGGAACGACAACAAGGAAGAACTGCTGCTGCTGGCAACCGTGCTGGCCACCGTGGTCGCCGGTTCGATCGCGGCGGTGATCCGCGGCATCGGCGGGATCCTGCGGATCGTGGGCGGACTGGTCCGGGTCGGCGAGGGTCTGCTCGGCATATTCCACGCGATCGCGGCCGTCTTCTACGACACCGACCGCGCCGGCGCGATTCTGAAAGGTTCGCTCGAGACGATCGGCGAGGGGCTCCTGCAGATCGTGCGCGGACTCGGGCCGGCGATCCTGGCCGCGCTGAGTTTCACGCCGATCGGCAGGGGCATCACCCTACTCGGGGGCCGCATCGCCGCCTTCGTGCGCCAGAAGATCGTCGACCGCCTGGCGCAGTACTTTCTGGGCGAGGGCGGCACGGCGATCAGCAACGCCTTCCTGACTGGGCTGAACCTGTTCTGGACCGCCCTCACCGGGATTGGCGCCCGGCTCGCGAGGGCGCTCGGGGTCCAGGTCCAAAACGCCGGCAAGACCCTGCGCACCGGGTTCGCCGGGTTGATCGAGGACACGCTGAAAGCGGTCGGGAAAGACCTCAAGAAGTTCAACATCCTCGGCGCCCTCCTGAAGGTGACGTTCGTCTCGGCGCTCGCCCAGGTACCGGCGACGATCCTCAGCTTCATCGTCACCGCCTTCGACACCACCCTGGCCGAGGTCTCCGCCCGGGTCGCCGCGTTCTTCGAGACCGTGGTCGATTTCATCCGGGACCCGGCGGCCAAGATCGTCGACACGCTTTTCCCCGACTTCGTCGAACAGCGCGCGGCTGCCTGGCAGCAGTGGTGGAGCGAAGGCTACGGCCGCATCGCCGATCGCATACGCGAGGTGATCAGCGGACTGGGCCAGGACTTCGACGAGATTGCCCAGAACTGGGCGGAGAGCTCGCTCGGGCGATTCACCAGCTGGACGGCCGACGTCGCGACGCGGTTCGACGAGTGGCAAAACGAGGTCCTGAACAACTTCCAGGCCTGGTCTGCGGCAACGCTTCCGATCGTCGACGACTGGGCCGCCGAGCAGCTGGACAAGTTCTACGACTGGCAGAACCAGGTGCTGATGAACTTCCTGGCCTGGGTCCGGGACTGGTCCGGTGCATTCGCCGGTTGGGCGGCCGATTCGATCGCCGCGCTCGGGAACTGGGTTGTCGAAACCGCCAACCGCTTCGACCAGTGGCAGAACGAGCAGCTGGACCGGCTGCGCCAATGGAGTCTGAACGCCCTCGCGGCGCTCGTGCAATGGGCGGCGAATGCGCTTTCTGCGATCGGCACCTGGGTGGCCAATTCCTCGCAGGCGTTCGCGAACTGGGCATCGCGCGTTTGGAACCAGTTCACGCGGTGGGTCGCCAACATTGTCAGCACCCTGACTAGTGGCAGGATGCGCTGGGAGGCGATCCTGGCCGCGGCGCTGGCGGCGATCGTGCTGGTGCTCACCCGCGGCCGCGTCCGGGCGCTCGGTGTCATCACCGGGATGATCACCGCGATTACCCGCAATTTCCAGGCTCTCCAGACCACCCTTGTGCGGATCTGGACCACTATCGTCTCCGCGATCGGCTCCGGAGCCGGGCGGATCCGCGGCTATGTCGACGGGGCTCTGGCCGGCGTGCGGCGGATCATCAGCGCCGCCCGGCGCGCCGCCCAGGCCGTCAAGGACGTGCCGGTGGTCGGTGGGGTGGCCGGTGCGATCGCCAACCGCCTGCCGTCATTCCAGGGCGGCGGCATCGTGCCCGGGCGGCTGGGCCAGCCGGTGCCGATCCTGGCCCACGGCGGCGAGGAAGTCATTCCGGCCCACGAGCGCGGCCGCGGCGGCATCACGATCAACATCCTGCCCGGCGCGGTTTCGGGCAACCTGGTCTCCGAGCGCCAGCTCGAGAGCGTTGTCGCCTCCGGAGTAGGGCGCGCCCTCGGCAACCGTCCCGACTTCCAGTTCGTCTAGACGATGGCCTTCCGACCGCAGTTCAACGCCGATCTCGGGGGCGACGTCGGGGTCGTGGACCTGGCGCCCTGGGTGCTGGAGTGGACCCTGATCGCCGGCAAGGAGTCCGGCGTCAGCTATCCCACGGTGGGGGTGCCGCTGCGTTTCGAGGCGCGCCTTAACAACAGCGATGGGCGGTTTTCAAAGACCAACCCGGACTCGCGTTATCATGGGCGGCTCGACGGCGGCGGGTTTTTGGACGTGACCGTGCCGGGCGAGGGGCGCCTTTGCAAGGCGCGCTTGCTGCCGTTCGAGCTCGATTCCGGCGAGAGCGCCGCCCTGGCCAAGCTGACCGCGGTCGGGGCGCTGTACGAGCTGCAGCAGTCCGAAGTCGCCGTGCCCCTGCAGCGCGACATCCGCTCCGACGAGCTGGTCGGCTACATCTGCCGGCGCTCCGGACTCGGCGCCGCCCAGCAGGACCTGGCCGAAGGCACCAAGACCCTGCCGCGGTTCTGGTCCCCCCTGGCCAAGGGGTTCGACCTCATCCAGGCACCGGTCATCTTCGAGGGCGGCCACCTGTACGACTCGCGCGACTACGGGGTCACCTTCCTTTCGCGCGACTCGCGCACGTTCGCCCCGCTCAACCAGGTCGCCGCGCGGGTGGGCGGCGAGGGCAACATCCGCGCCACCAGCTACGGCGACGGCGGCGAGTTCGACGTGTTGATCAACCGCGCCACGGTCCCGTTCTCGGCCTACCGCGAGGGGGATCCGGAGCTGCTCTGGGAGTGGTCCGGCGATTTGCTGGTGCCGGCCTATGAGCTGCTGGCCGCCGAGGACGGCAACCTGCTGCAGCTGGAGAACGGCGACTACATCATCGTCGAGGCGCCCACCGAGCAGCAGTTCGCGGTCGAAATCTCGCTCAACGTGCCCTCGGCAATCGACTGGTCGCAGTGCACGCTTTCGGTGACCGCCACGATCGGCGACATCACTGGCGACTGCCAGATCGCGCCGGTCTCGGCCACCCAGGCGCTGGTTTCGGTCCCGCGCCGCGAACAGGCGTTCCTGGTCACCGCCATCACCGTGCGCGGACCCATCACCCGCCGCGACCCACTGGGCCAGGAGACCTACCGGGACGCGCCCTCGATCCTCGAATACGGCCTCTCGCGTCCCGAGGTCGTCCCCTCCTGGCACTCCGACCGCGTCGCCGCCCGCCAGAACGCGGTCGACCTGGTGCTGGGTCTCAAGGACCGGGCCACGATCGGGAAGCTGAGCTTCCCGGTGCGCGGGGCGGCCGAGGACGCCTGGAAGCGCTGGGTCTCCGAGCGCGTGGCGGTCGACGTGACGACCCGCGAGGGAGTGGTGGTCGACTCGGCGGGCACGATCGAGCGGCTGGAGGTCTCCCAGACCGGCCCCGAGGACCCGATCTGCGACTGGACGCTGTCCGGAGTCGGCCGCGGTCTGGCGTCCGAGGCCGGGATCACCCTGGCGTCGGTCCTGAACCGCTACGTGACCGCCGGCCAGGAACTATCGTTCGAGCTGCCGCGGGCCTCGGGCGGGATGGGCGAGTTCGAGTACGAGATCACCGGCCTGCCGGACTGGCTTGCAAGGTCGGGGTTCACGGTCAGCGGCCGCGCGCCGCTGATCTCCGACGTGCACGTTATCACCTGGACGGCCACCGACACCGAGCTGGACGTCACGCTGGGGCGCTCTTTTTCGGTTACCGTCGGGCTGATCACCCTGCCGGCGCCACGGTCGGCGCGCTCGGCGACCGAACCCGACACCGACCGGGTGGCTTTGACCTGGGACCACTCCCAGGCCAACGTCGGCTACTGGGAGGTGCGCGTCGCGCGCGCCGCGGACGACATCACCCAGGTTCCCTGGGCCTTCGACGACCGTCCGCCCAAGCTCTTCCTGGTGCCCTATGAGGCGACCCGGTACCGGATGCAGGTCCGCGCCCAGCCCGCCCCGGGCAGCGTCTACGACACCTCGCCGGCGACCGAGGTGCTGGCCTCCACCACCGGGACGTTCACGCTCGGTTCGGTGGCCGATTTCAGCGGCGGCAACGGCGACCAGGTCAGCATCACCCTGCCCGCGGCCGGCGGCGGGACCGGGAATTTCGCCTACGAGCTCTCGGGCGCGCCCGCCTGGCTGGTGCGTGACGGGTTTTCGCTTTCAGGGACCGTCGCCGAGACGATCAGCCGGACCTACGACCTGGCCTGGAAGGTGATCGACCTGGGCACCGGGTTCTTTCCCTCCACGCTGACCTCCACCGCCCGGGTGACGATCACCGTCCCGTTCGCGCTGGAGGCGATCGACGACATATCGATCGACGGCGGGGCGGATCTGGAAGTTACCCTGCCGGCCGCGGTCGGCGGATCCAGCGGCGAGTTCGGCTACGAGCTCACCGGCGACGTGCCGGACTGGGTGGAGCTTTCGGGCCGCACCCTGACCGGCACCGCTCCGGAACTGGAGAGCACCACCCACGAGATCTCCTGGACGGCCACCGACGGGACCGAAACCGTCACCCGCACGTTCGATCTGTCGGTGGTGGTCCCGCTGACGCTGCCGGCCGTCCCTGACATCGAGCTGGGCCCGCGCGTGGGACTGACCTTAAACCTCCCCTCGGCGTCGGGGGCCTCGCCGCCCTACAGCTACCAGCTGACCGGTGCGCCGGACTGGCTCAGCGTCACCGACCAGGTCCTGTCCGGGACCGCGCCCGCGTTGACCCTGAACCAGAGCTGGCAGCTGACCTGGACCGCGACCGACTCGGCCGGCGAGACCGCGTCGGCGTCGTTCGAGGTCGCGGTCAAGGTGCCGGTGGCGATTTCGTTCATCGCCGACATCGGCGTCCGCGTCGGCGGTGCGCTGGCCGCCAGCCTCCCGGCGGCCAGCGGCGGCGACGGCGACTACGAGTACGAATTGACCGGCGCTCCGGACTGGGTCATGCGCGACGGGCGCTCGCTGACCGGCACCGCGCCCGACGCGGCCGCCAGCAGCTCGCTGACCTGGACGGTCACCGACGGGGAGGGCGAGAGCGCCAGCCGCACGTTCCGGCTGGTGGTCGCCGCGCTGGCCCCGCTGCAGATCGGCGAAATCGAGGACGTGGCGCTGCTGGCCGGCGGGGCCCTGGCCTTGACCCTGCCGCAGGCCTCCGGCGGCGACGGCAGCTACACCTACCAGCTCTCGGGCGCCCCGGACTGGGTGATGCGCGACGGGCGGGCCCTGAGCGGTACCGCGCCGGCGAGCGCCGGCAGCGACACGCTGACCTGGACGGTCACCGACGGGACCGGCACCAGCGCCTCCAGGTCGTTCAAGATCGCAGTCAGCCTGCCGATCGCGGCCACCCCCGCGGGGCTGGCGGCCGGCAGCATCACCGACAGCTCGTTCATCCTGTCCTGGTCGGCGGTCACCGGCGCCAGCGGCTACGAGGTGCGCTGGGCGATCGGGGGCTTTACGGCAAGCGATGCCTGGACCGCGGTCAGCGCCCGCCAGTTCCGGGTCACCGGACTGGCCCGCAATACGCTCTACCAGGTCCAGGTGCGGGCTTTGCGCTCGAACCACAGCCCCTCGTCCCCGGCCGAGCTCAGCGTGCGCACCTCCCAGCCGGTGCTGTCGGCGCCGCTGAACCTCTCGATCGTGACCGCCGGCGAGGACTTCCTCACCATCCGCTGGTCCCCGAACCAGCTGGCCACCCGCTACGAAGTGCGCCACAGCGCCGGCCAGACCGCGAGCGGGGCCTGGCGCTCGATCGGGGCCGGCACCACCTCCGGCGCCTACCGCACCTACACGATCTCCGGACTCACACCCGCGACCGCCTACCGCATCGAGGTCCGCGCGGCCGCCAGCGGCTACCAGTCGTCGGCCGCGTCGGGCGTCAGCGGCTCAACCACCGCCGCCACCCGCACCCGGCTGGCCGCCCCGGGATCGCTGGCGGCCGGATCGATCACCTCGACGTCGATGTCGATCAGCTGGGCCAACGTCGCCAACGCTACCTCCTACGAGCTGCGCTACGCGGCCGGCAAGGAACCCGACGGCAGCTGGGCGGCCGCCACCTCGCCGCACGCGCTTTCGGGTCTTGCGGCCAACAGCGAGTACCACGTGCAGGTGCGCGCGGTGGGAACCGGTTCCTACCGGACCGGCCCGGCTTCAACGGTGCGCGCCACCACACTGATCGCCGCGCCGGCCCAGCTGCACGCCGAGACCGCCGAATCGGACAGCCTGACCTGGGCCTGGAACGCGGTCACCGGGGCGCAGGGCTACGAGTACCGGCACGCGCTCTCCAGCGCGAACTTCGCCGGCAGCTGGACAGACGTCGAAGAAGAGCGCGAGGTGACGATCTCGGGGCTCACATCCAACACCGAGTACAAGCTGCAGGTGCGCGCCTACGACGAAGACGACCGCCGCGGCGCGGTCGCCTCGGCCACCGCCCGCACCGAGGCCTCCGGCACCCAGCCGCGCCTGGCGGCGCCGAAGGTAATCGGCTCCTACAACCGCGAGACCGGCCTGGTTGCATTCAACTGGCCCGCGGTCCCCAACGCGACCTCCTACAGCCGGCGCCTGGTGATCACCGACGGCGAGGGCCGCACCACCGCGACGCGCTCGACCGGGTCGCCCCGGATCCAGACCTGGGAAGTCGACCAGAACACCCGCAGCGTGGCGGCTGAGATCGTGGCCACCGCCTCCGGCTACCGCGATTCAGCGGCCGGGAAAGCCAGCGTGCTGGTCGGGACCCCGCTCTCGGCCCCCAACGTGGCGACTTCGGCCATCGGCGCCGACCGCTTCACCCTGTCCTGGCCGGCGGTTACCAATTCGTCCGGCTACGAGTACCGCTACGCCGAGGGCGAGGACGCTCCCGAAGGGAAGTGGACCGCGATCACCAGCCCGCGGGTGATCATCACCGGTTTGGAGCGCGAGGAGACCTACACCGCCCAGGTGCGCGCGGTCGGGGTCGGCCAGTACCTTAATTCCCCGGCCACCCAGGTGCAGGTGACCACGATCGACGTGCCCGACGCGCCGGGGAACTTCCGCGCCACCGGGGCCGGCTACAACTCGATCAGCTGGGCCTGGAACGCCGCCGCCGGCGCGACCGGTTACGAGATCCGGATCGCCAGGACCGGCCAGTCGTTCCCCGCCACGTGGACCAACGTGGGCAACAAGACGGCGTTCTCCACCTCCGGCCTCTCGGACGACACCGCCTACACCGCCCAGGTGCGGGCCTACGACCAGGCCGGCGGCCGCGGTGCGCCGGCCGAGGCCTCCAGGCGCACCGACGACCGCCCGCCGCGGCTCTCGCGCCCCAGCGTGCGGGCCAGCCCCAGCTCGTTCAGCTGGTCGCCGGTGCCCAACGCCACCAGCTACTCGTGGACCCAGCGGTACAGCTACACCACCAGCGACGGCGTGACCCACACCAAGACCGCGCGCGGGACGACGTCCGGCACCAGCGTGAGCGTGTTCTCCGGCATCGGTGGTTTCAACTACGCCCGAATTTCAGTGCGCGCCCGGGCGCGGGGGTACCAAACCTCGAGCGCCGGCACGGCGACCTACAGGAGTTAGTCGATGGCCCAACGCAGGGGTTCCCAGCTTCCCGACGCCGGCGCCCTCGACGGCGACGAAAGAGTAATCGTCATCGACGATCCGGACGGGTCGCCCACCTCGAAAACAACCAGCGTCCAGGACATTGCGGATCTGGGCGGAGGCGGATCCAGCGGGGACGGTGCAAATCTTTCCGACGCCACGCCCCAGGCCCCGGGCACCGCCAGCCCCGGTTCGTCCGACGAGGCCAGCCGCGCCGACCACGTGCACCCCAAGCAGGCGATCGCCGACGAGGACATCCCGGCCAGCATCGCCCGGGACTCGGAGCTCGGCGTCACGGTCGAGGACGAGGGTTCGGCGCTTAGCACCCGCGCCCGGACGCTCAACTTCACCGGCGCCGGGGTGACCGCCTCGGGCACCGGCGACGAGAAGACGATCGACATCCCGGGCGGAGGCGGCAGCCAGCGCTCGCGCCAGGACACCGTCGACCTGATGGTCGGCGACACCGGCGGCGACATCGACTTCAGCCGCGACGGCTCGGGCGATTCCTCCGACCTGCGCGGAACCCTGCGGGCCGGCTCGGTCGGCAGTTCCGAGATCGCCTCCAACGCGGTGACCGGCGGCAAGATTGCCGGCAACGCCGTCACGACCGGCAAGATCAACAACGGCGCGGTATCCAGCGCCAAGATCGCCGATAACGCGGTGACCAACGCCAAGCTGGCCGACGACGCGGTCGACTCCGACGAGATAAAAGAGGGCGCGGTCGACCTGGCGCACCTCTCGGCCTCGGGCACCAAGGACGCCACGACCTTCCTGCGCGGCGACAACAGCTTCGCCGCCCCGCCGTCGGGCGGCGGTGGCCTCGACTCGGTGGCGGTCACCGACCTGGACGGCATCGCCTCGGTCTCCTCCGGCGACCGCGGCAAGGTCGTGCACGTCAAATCCGACGACCAGACCGACTTCGAGCTCAAGGACCGCGAGCCGCGGCTCTACCACGGCTCCGGCGAACCGGTCAACTCGGAACCCTCCGGCTCGCAGGCCGACGACTACTACCTGCGCACGTCCGACAACACGCTTTACGTGCAGGCCTCGGACGGGGCCTGGGGGCAGCCGATCGCCACCCTGGGCGGCAGCGGCTCGGGCATCAGCGGGATCACCGTCGAGGACGAGGGTTCGGCGCTCTCGACCCCGGCCACGACCCTGGACTTTACCGGCGCCGGGGTGACCGTCACCGGCAGCGGGGCCGAGAAGACGGTCAACATCCCGGGCGGAGGCGGCTCGGCGCAGGCGCTCTCGATCTCGCAGGTCGGCTCGACAATCACCGCGATCGGGGCCACCGGCAACATCTGGGACGACCTGGAAGACCTGGTGCTGGTCGAGTGTTCCGGGCGTTCCAACGACTCCGACCAGTACGACACCCGATCGGTCCTGGCGCCCAAGACCGACCTGGACCACGGCGAGGGCATCGGCATCCAGGTCGGCGGCCGCGCCAACGCCATCGTCACCGCCGTGCGCACGGCGGCCGATTCGCAGACGCTGACGATCGGGCGCTCGGCCAACGCGGTGCAGCTGCAGGCGATCTCGTTCTACAAGCTCACCGGTTCGGTCAACGGGGGTGAATCGTTCGCCCCGTCGAAGGCCAATCTCTACGACGCCGTCAAGGAGATCTTCCACCCGGCCACCAACGCCGGCGTTACCGCCGACGACACCAACCAAGAACTCGACGTTGCGGACGCCGCCGCTTTCGCGGGGCTGCCGTGGAGCCGGGTGGCGCCGGATGCGACGACCCCGGCGGCCAGCAAGCGGACGTTTGGCGGCCAGAACGTCTTCGTCGCCGGTGCGGCCCAGCGCGTCGTGCCGTTCGCCAATCCATTCACCTCGGTCTACTCGCTCGCGCTCGAGCCGGGAGCCACGCTCGCCCGCCTGATCCCATCGCCGGTGCGCGGGCGCCTGGTCTCCATCTACATCGCCACCGCCAGCAGTGGCGGCAGCGTCACCGATTTAGTACTGATGTATACCGGCGACCACTGGAGCGTGCTTTACGGGCAGACGAATCTGACGGGAACTCTCCCGGCCGGCCAGAACGCCCCATCCGCCCAGCAGCTGGTCTCCGCGTTCGACCCGTGGGATTCGGCCGCCAGCTACGCGCGCGACGCGGTGGTCACCCACAACACCCGCCTCTACATCAAGAAGACCGCCCCGCCGACCGACGGCAGCGCCGACCCGCAGATCGGGGTCGAGCCCGGTACCGACGATTCGGTCTGGGACCTGGTCGGTCCATTGGACATTGCCGACGACGTGGTGCGGGTCAACGCCGTCGACCACGAGACGGACTTTACGTATCCGTACTCCTCCAGCCGGGTGCAGCAGGCCGACACGTCGACGGAGCAGGAACGCGATTTCCCGATCTTTGCCCAGATCGGCTTCGGCTCGGCCCTGCAGGCCGGCGACGTCCTGGTGCTGGACGCCACCTTCGCCGCCCTTGAATCAGGCAGCGCCGATCTGCAGGTCAGGGTGCAAAACAACGCCGATGCCAACATCGACGGCGCCGCCACCGCGATCGCGCCCGGGCAGCGCAGGCGCTACATCATCCCGATCCGCACGTCGGCCCCGACCGTCTCGACCGGGCTGCAGGCCTTCTACACCTCGACCACCACCAACCAGGTCACCTTCAGCTGGACCATCCACGCCCTAACCGTCCTGCGCCAGGCCACCGACGGGGCGGTGGCGGCGGTCACGGCCAGCGACGACTACCTGCGGCCGCGCTTTGGCAACGAGGGCGACACCGACGTCTCGGCCGGCCTGGTCTCAAAAGCGCTCGCCCCGGCCTTCCCCAAAGAAGCCGACATCACCCGCAACACGCCCGGGTCGCTGTGGACCTCGGTCGCCACCCGGCTGGAGTTCGAGCAGGCGCTGGCGGCCAACGACCGCATCATGCTCGACGTGCAGGTGCGCAGCCTGGATGCCCAGATCACGCACCTGGCGCTGCGGATGGAGGAGCTGGTCAACGCCGCGGTGGCCACCAGCGTGGTCAACGTGCACCGCTCGGGCCGGGCCTGGATCATCCTCAACGTCTCCCGCACCGGCACCGCCGACGAGACCTACCGCCTGCGCTTCCAGACCCAGTGCTCGGATGCGTCCTCGGACCGCCATGCCGACATCGTCATCCACTCGGTCGGCCTGCTCAAGGGCTCCGGCGCCGACGTCTCCGAGATCGTGGCGATCGCCGACGGCTGGCTGCGGCGCGGCGTCGTCCTCGAGCACGCCGAGGGCCTAAAGCTCTTCCCCGGGCAGGTGGTGCGCGACGGCGACGATCTGTTCGTGGTGCGCACCGAGCATGTCGCGACCGCCACCGCCCCGGGGCAGGACGGGGCCAACTACCAGGTCCTGAACGTCTACCGCGGGACCTGGACGAGCGGACGCAATTACTACAAGGGCCAGATCGTCACCTGGACCGGCCTGCACATCTGCCGCCAGGACGCCATCGGACGGACCACCGGGCCCGACGGCGACGGCGATTACTGGGACACGATCGGGGTGTTCAAGGGGGCCTGGAGCGACGGCTGGTTCGAGCCTTTCGACGGCGTCGAATCAAGCGGCCACGTGTTCCTCTGCCGCGCCAGCGTCCGCAACTCGGGGAACCGTCCGGAGGACGACCCGACCAACTGGTGGCGGCTGGACGCCCTCACCGCCAGCGAGGTGCGGGCAATCGTCGGCCAGCTCCGCGCGCGCACCGTCGACGATGCGGTCCAGATCGGGCTCAATACCGGTGAGACGCCGGCGGTCAACGACTACGCCACCGTCGACCTGCCGGTGGCCGGCACGACCGGGACCGGCGCCTCGCGCAGCGGCAACGCCGGCACCCTCAGCCGGGCCCAGGCGCTGGCCCTCTACCACCTGATCCAGGCGCTGGGCGGCGGCACCCAGGTCGACTACGACCTGCTCGCCAACCTGCCGACGCTCTTTGACGGCGACTACAACTCGCTCGCCAACCTGCCGACGCTGTTCGACGGGGCCTACGGCTCGCTGAGCGGGCTGCCCACCATCCCGACGCTCAGGAACGGCGCCCAGACCGCCGACCTGCTGGAGGCCCTGACCGGCGACGACCGCCTGGCCTACTCGGCCCTGCGCGGGGCGCCGGTCGGGGCGACCACCGCCACCCACCGCCTGGCGTTCGACGAGACCGACATCCCATCGGGGGGACTGGTGCCGGCGACCTACTGGCACCGCACCAGCGTGCTGGCCTCGTCGATCCCGGTGGGCGCCGAGGTAAGGTTCCGCTGGCCCTACACCTGGCGCTTCGCGCCCACGTTCTGGCACGAATGGACCGGCGCGCCGACCGAGGTCCTGCCCGAGCGATTCCTGCGCTCGATCACCCACGGCTCGGGCGATAACCAGTACACCGATCCGCGCGCGTCGATCACCGCCAGCGACGCCAGCCTGACCGTGACCGGCACCGTCCATTACCACCCGATCGGCCGCGTCGACGCGCCGCAGTCGGGGCCGCAGCTGCCGCCGCGCACGATCGAGATCGACGAGATCGCGTTGTGCGTGGACAGCGCCGGCAACCTCTGCTTCTACACGTTCGGGCAGCGCCCCTACGTCGGATCCGGTTCGTCGGCCGGGCGCGCGCCCGGGTTCGACCTGCTGGTCAGATCCTGAAAGTTTCCCCAGCG